TGCACTATTATTATAGTCAGCTGCATTAAGACTCACACTTGGTGGTGACTGAAGAAAACGGTACAATTGCATATACTCTTCGGTATAATTTGGGCGAACTATTGGCCACCCATTCGCTGGGTCCTTCACATCGCGAATCGTATATAAATCATTGATGGGTCGCATCGTTACATCTATCTGTAACTGATTGTATTGAAGCGCAATTAAAGGAAACGCCATTTTGCTAGAAAGTGTAAACCACGCATTTATAGGTATATACAATCTACGACTTCGAATAGAAGGTTCCGACCCTTGAGCCAAATTAGTATAATACGCATTTGGATACATGTTTATTCTACCGTTTGAATTTCCTGGGTCATTTAACTCGGCAGTATTTCCAGTCATGTCGTCATAGAGCGCCTTCTTTACTCCTGAAAAATCGCGCTGCACTAATGCCAATAAATATTTACCCGTTAACACTTGCAATGTTTGTCCTCCAACTGATATTCTTATCTCTTTTATCATCTGTGTTCCTAAATTCTCAATCCATCGAAATTCGTATGGTGCCCAGTCTTTCACGCCGCATGTGGGATCTGGTGGATATATCGGGCTCCATATTGTCGGCAATGTAACTACAATATATGTGTCCATTAAAAGATCCGCATACCTTGGAACATAAAATGTAAACGTCGAATCTGTCGTTAGTCGAAGAGACCTTTGCCCGGTAAAATCGATTCTAAATTTTTGCATACCAAAGTTTGTATACTTTGCATATGTTGCTTTAAAAAATGTTTTCTTAGGATTTCCATTTAATATCACATTTTGATTTCCATATGAGACAATATTTAGTAATCCCCCTGTCATTCTTTTTGTTTATATGTTATTATATGTTATTATATATTATTATATGTTATTATATATTATTATATGTTATTATATATTATTATATATATTTAACATATTAATAATTTTTAACAAGTTTTTTATATATATAATTAATATCATTGTATAATTAATATCATTATATAATAGTATATAATAGTATATATTAACATTAAAAGTATGTCAGCACCAGGACAAGGACCAGCATCACCACCAGGAACTCCACAACCCGGTGGAGGTATTAACATTAATTTCTTACCTTCTACTGCTGCTATACGCAGTGTACTAACTTCGCAAGTTACACCAATGGCAATTCATTGGTTTGGCATGGCATTTGTCATAGTTGTATTGCTGTGGCTTATTACCTATGTTAGTACAAAAATTAATTTAGGAAAAACAAACTGTGATATTATTGCCGAAATCAATAAAAAATCCACTCCTACAAAAATAAACTCAAGATGGACTACATCTAGTTCGCCAGACTATGCAGGAAAAAATCTGCGAGACTTTTATATTAAAACCGCATACAACTGTTGTGCATCTGGTCAATTTAAAAGTGACTATGTTAGTATCTGTGCTCTGCAAAACGCCATTAAGCAAGGTGTGCGCTGTCTAGATTTTGAAATATTTTGTCTAGATAATATTCCCGTTGTAGGGGTTTCATCGGTTGACATAATTGGTGTAAAACAGAGTTATAATAGTCTGCCTGTTTCACATGTTCTAAAAGAGTTGAATAATATTGCATTCTCAGAAACAGCGGGAATATGTCCTAACCCGAAAGATCCCCTGCTCCTTCATTTCCGCATAAAGACGAACAATGTAAATATTCTTAATATATTAGCAAGCGAAATTGCTGAAAATTTGGGTGATAAGTTATTGCCGATTGAATATATGCGCGAATCCAATGGAACAAATATTACGCGACGCCCCATTAAAGATTTTATAGGAAGAGTCGTCATTATGGTGGAGAAAAGTAACTCTACGAATACAATGCCTATCTTGTACCAGTCTAAAAATATGTGGGAGCTTACAAATGTAACTACCAACTCCATTTTTATTCACTCAAAGCGATACATGGATATTAAAAATTCAAACGACCTCGAAACAATTACCAATTTTAACAAAGAAAATATTACGATTGTTTTGCCCGACTTATCCGTATCCAACACGAACTACGTTTCGACGGTTCCACAAGCCGTTGGATGTCAACTTATGGCTATGAATTTTCAAAATGTAGACCAGAATTTGCTCACATATAATGAGTTATTTGAAAAGGCAGAAAGTGCGTTTGTTCCAAAACCGAATGAACTTATACATGTGCCCGTATTTATCGATAAACCTAAACCTTTACCTGGTTTTCTTAGTTTTGCTGCGAAAGAAATATCTGGTCCTGGGAATGTCAAGATTAGCGCATAAAATATGTTATTTATTTTTTATATATTATTTAGTTTACTTTTACTATCCTATTTTATTATATCTTACTAATATAATAATATATACCATAGTAATATATACTATACTAACTTACCTATATTTATGAATAAAACCGATAGTGTCAAAAATAACCAAAATAACCCTTTAAATATTTTATACTATGAAAATCGCGAGTTAGAGTTGTTAAAAAATGCGATAAATATTGAAGCAAAAAAGCGTGGCGAGCGTATTGCAAAGAATCCGGTAATGAAGGACATCATATCCGTTCTTGAGAAGTTTATTCGCGATAAAAATCTCGTTTGTTATGGTGGAACTGCGATTAATAACATTCTTCCTCCTGTTGACCAATTTTATAACCGCGATTTAGAAATACCTGATTATGACTTTTTCTCACCAAATGCAATGAATGATGCAAAGGCTTTGGCTGATATTTACTTCAACCAAGGATTCTCCGACGTAGAAGCAAAAGCAGGTGTCCACTATGGTACATATAAAGTATTCGTCAATTTTTTTCAGATTGCCGATATTACACAACTAGATAGTAAACTATTTAGTAGTCTTAAAAAAAATGCTATTATTAAGGATGGTATTCGTTATTCACCGCCCAACTTTTTAAGAATGGCAATGTATTTGGAATTGTCGCGCCCTGGTGGTGATATTACGCGTTGGGAAAAAGTATTAAAGCGTTTAAACCTTCTTAATAAAAATTATCCACTCAAGGCGGAAATGTGTGACCCGGAAACATTTCGCCATTCTTTATCCGTGCGTTCAAAAACGAAGCAGTACTACTACCAAAAGGAAGTCGTACAAAATGTTATCAAGGATATTGTGTCAAGCGATAGTTTGGTTTACATAGGTGGTTATGCTAATGCACTTTATTCGCGTTATTTAAAAAATCGCGAAAAGATGTATATGAACGAAATACCAGAATTTGATTTATTGTCGAATACACCCGAAAAAACCGCCAAAAAAATAAAAGAAGAGTTGGAAAAAAAGGGAGTACTTAGTGTTAGCATTCAAACAAAACCGTCAATCCCAGAGTATTTATCTACACACTATGAAGTTAAAGTCGGGTCTCAAGCCATCGCTTATATTTATAAACCATTGGCATGTCATAGTTATAATACTATAAAGCTAGACGGTAAAATATTTCGCGTTGCTACTATTGACACGATGATGAGTTTTTATTTATTATTTTTATATGCAAACCGTCCATATTATAACCCACGACGAACTCTTTGCTTGTGTGAGTATCTGTTTAAAATACAACAGAATAATCGTCTTAAGATGCAAGGGTTATTGCGACGTTTTAGTATAACATGCTATGGTAAGCAAAAGACGCTAGAAGATATTCGAACAGAAAAATCAAAACAATATAAGAAACTTAAAACTAAAAAAAATAGCAACGAATATAATAAATGGTTTTTGCGTTATAATCCAGAGACGAATAAACAAAATAAGCCTGTTTCTAAAGTAAAGAAAACAAAGGAAGACTTAATAAATGAAGCAAAACTTGCATTAGAAGCAAAAGCAATTACATCTAAAGCAGTTATTGCTGAGATAGAAAAAATAAATAAGGCATCTAATAATGCATCTAATAAGGCATCTAATAAGGCATCTAATATGGAAAAAAATAAAATATCATTGTCGCAGTCGAGGTCAAGAAAATCTTCCAGATCGATTCGTTCTACAAATTATTTATCACGTGTGTTAATGAATAGGAAAAAAAATGTAAATGCTACTAAAAAAATAAATAAGAATAAGAATAAAGGTGATATTTCGGATGACCAGTTATTAGTTATTCAAAATGAATTTACTCCTTCTAAGATGGATATAAATATAACAGATGATAAACTTTATAATGAGTAAATATCACAAATATACAATAAAAAATAGTATTTATTATTGTATTTTTCATGAATCTCATGAATCTCATGAATCTCATACCACCTCATACTGCAACCGTATCTAATACTCTTGTGAGTCCAAAGTATCCTAGACCAAACAATCCACTAACAAAAACGAGTCCGCGTATATTATAGTTTCCATCGCCACTAAAAATGGATGGTATATATTTTAACATGTATTTTCTAAAAACGGGCAACTGGAATGCAAAATAAAGTATACCCACCAAAAGAGGTACTTGTATTAACTTATATATATCTTCCATTGTATCAGCCGTTTTTACATTATTCATATATCTTTCTTCATTCGTTGCTTCTTCTTCTTCATGTTGACCAATATAGTCATCGTTTTCTTTTCTATAATTATTGGGAACATAGTTCGGATTTATTTGCGCGTCATTCATCATACCCGATGTATTCATTGGTATATCTCGTGAAGGCAAATTTGTCATCCCCGAGGCACTTGCTCTTTGCAGTCCATTTACAAGCTCGTTCATAACATTTGGTTGTTGTATTTGTTGCGGTTGTTGCAGTTGTTGCGGATACTGTGACTGCTGCATTGGCATTTGCATACCCACTCCACCACCCATCATATTTACACCCGCAACATTTGGTGAATACACTTGTGCTGGGGGCATAACTTGGTTACTCAACATTCCTTCGCTAGCTCCACCCATTCCACCCATTCCACCCATTCCACCCATTCCGCCAACACCTCTTATACCATTATTCATTTCTGT